CCCGCTCCCATGTTTACGTCCCTAATTACAGGGATTGTAAATTTGCGGAGGTTTATGGGGGTGTAATTGGCTCCGATCCAATATATTGGACCTATCAAGGTCCATTATTGGCGATAAATCCTGCAAATGCAAATCCTCCTAGTAGCATTGAGAGTAGCGAAAGCGCTCTCAAAGCCATAGGAACGACTGCTATTGCAAGATGTAAACCCACTAATTCAGCCGCTTCACTGGGCGTCGCCCTTGGCGAAATCAAGAAAGATGGTATTCCACATCTTATTGGTTCTCGCACTTGGAAGACGCGTACTCTCTCCGGCAAAAATGCCGGCAATGAGTACCTGAATGCTCAATTCGGTTGGGCACCATTAGTTCACGACGTCAAAAGCTTCGTGAACGCCGTCAGTCGAGCTCAAAAACTGATTAAACAGTATGAGCGCGACGCCGGGAAAGTGGTACGCCGCCGTTATGAGTTTCCCACAGATACCACTACCACTGAGCAAACATTCGTAAACCGACAGCCTTGGATGGCTGGGAATACGGATAGTTTGCAATCTGGTAGTTGGTTCACGGGTAAACTAGTTGTCACAACTGAAACAACGCGACAGACCTGGTTTTCAGGCGCTTTCACGTACTGGCTCCCTACCGGATATGACAGCCGGAAGGAGCTAGATCGGTTATCGCTCTTCGCCAATAAAATTCTAGGCGTTGAACTATCTCCGTCGTTGTTGTGGGAACTAGCCCCATGGAGTTGGGCTGCTGACTGGTTCGGTAACATTGGTGATGTTCTTTCGAACGTTACCGATGCGGCCAACAGCGGTCTAGTATTGCGGTATGGTTACGTAATGGAACGTACTGTTACAAAAGTAACCTACCGGTGGGTTGGGCCGCCGCCTTTGATCGGCGTGTCGGACCTACCTCTTCCAGTTGTTTCTGTCACTGAGACGAAACAACGCCGAGGAGCAACTCCCTTTGGTTTTGGAGTAAGCTGGTCAGGTTTGTCACCTTTCCAACTCTCCATAGCTGCTGCTCTTGGTTTATCCAAGGGCAGAAGGTAGTCACAGCACTAGCGTAAAACACTAGTTGGCGGTGAAAACCGTCAGCTGAAGAAAGGAGTGCGCCTATGGCATACTCAGACCCCCAGTCCGTCACAATCTCTGGTTCGGCAATCAGCCTTCCTCGGGTTTCAACCGGGAAGAATGAGAGTACGTATCAGAGTGCGGACGGTTTGGTGAAGCTCTCGGCTCAGCACGCCTATGGTAGGCGTACACGTCGAGTGCTTCGACTCGATCACTCGAAGATCGCTGCAGATCCGTTTACCGCGGAGAAT